CAGCTCTCAGCGCGCTACTGGCTCGTCCAGAACCGCTACATTGTCGGCGGACTCGCCGCGGCGGTGGGTCTTGTCGCCTGGAGGATCGGACCAATCCGAATCTACCACGCCTGGAAGGGCAACTGGCGACAATTCATGGGTTTTACACCTGCCTCGGTAGCTACCGGGCAGCGTGTGCGAGAGGTTGCTGAAGTCCTTTCAGGGCACCTCTCTGGGGTCAACACCTCGCAGCAGCTCCATGCAGTTGGGCACGCCCTCACCAAGACGGTGGGGAGCGTCATCGAGACTGGCAGCCAAGCGCTGCTCGACACCCTCGATTCCTTCCCGCACGGAGACATCGTCAATCAGGAGGCTTACTCAGCTTTCCCTGATCGCTTGACCCAACAGCGAGCTTCCATTCTCGACACGGTGGTCTTCGCTCCTATCATCGAGGAAACTCTTGTTCGACCCTACCTTGGGACGGCGGGGCTCATCCTCTTGGAGCAGATCCGCCCGCTGTCGTTGGCCCAGCGCCTCTACGTCGGGGCGGTCCACCTGGCCCTCGGCCAGATCAGCAATGTGAAGCTCCGCATACTCGCCCACTCGGCCCACAACGTCCTCACGCTCATGGTCCCCAGCCCTAACACGGCAACGGGATCTCTGCCGCTCCTTGGAATTGCCCTCGCGCTTGCGGCAGGAGGTTGGTTGTGGAGGTCTCAAAAGGAGGCCCGGGCCCCTTGTGTCCTAACCATGCAAGACGCGGTCGACGCCATTGAAAGCGGCGACCTCGTCGAGGGAGATGTTGTGGAGGACGTCTGCGTTGGCTACGATGCCAGTCAGCACCTCCCACTCACGGACACGGTCGAGATCAAGCGAATTGCCACTCCGCAGCCATGTGAAGCCCAGCCGACCTTACAGCTGGTTGGGCCTTACGTCGTCGGGGCGCCACCGCCCTTTGTCTTCCGTTCGTGTGATCATAACAAGCTGGCAGCTCTGTACAAACGGTGCTTCCAGCCATACGAATGGGAGGCCTCGGGGTCCTGCGACAACGTCGTTCTGGACTACGAAGAGGGACTCGAGGACCTGGAGACACAACTGCCTCTGCCGACCGCGCCGGACCAGTCCAGCGAGTGGGCACGCAAGTTCACCAGCTCGAAGGCGGCTCTGCTCCGCGGCGACCACTCTGAGTCGGCCACCATCCGGCGCGAATACGGGATGTTCGTCAAGCGTGAAAGACAGGTGTGTCCCCTGGACATGCCCTATGCATTCAACGATTCGACGTTCGCCCTAGGCCCGACGGTGAAGTTCGACCCACGCTGCATATGGGTGCCCAAACCCGGCACACGATGGGCCACTGGGCCTGGCGGCACGGCCTACTCCCACACAGTTTCAGCAATGCTCGAAGCCACGGTCTCAAAATCGACCAAGATGCGATTCTGCTACCCTTGTGGGGCTGACACGCAGGTCTTGGGACAGGCATTTGACGATGCCTATTGGGCAGTCCTCCGCACGGGGGAGCCCTTTGCATTCGTTTTTGGCGACGACATCCTGCTACTCGTGCGGTTGGGCCATTCGGTCGTGTTCATCATGGCCGATGCTTCACGCCAGGACCATTACATGTTGCGAGACATGAAGCTACTCAACTTCGAGTGGGCTTCGCGCGCCATGCGCTACAAAACCCGAGGCAGTTATCTGTACTGGTTCTGGAGCTTCAACCGCGTCAACCACGGAAATGGGCTACGGCTCAAAGACCGCGTCATGTCGGCTATCGCCGAACATGGCCAGTCCTCTGGCGACCCGACCACCAGCGGGAACAGCACGACTGTTTCCGCTGTTGTTGCGGTCGCGGCCTACAAGGCCTGGCAAGCGACGACGGATGTGGCCCAGCTCCCGTCCCAGATTTACGGCATCCCGATGAAATTCCAGGTGACTGAGGACATCGAGCAGGCGGATTTCCTGAATCGCCTGTTCTACCCAGCCCTGGACGTCGACGGACGCACTGTCACCCGCCCTGGCCCCAAACTTGGCCGTGTGGTGGGCAAGACCTTCTGGCATGTCGGCCGCCTCCGTGAAAGGAAGGCCCGCCGCTGGCTGAAGGGCCTCTGTCTCGGCCTCCGCCTTGATGTGGCACACATCCCGATCCTATCCACGCTCATCAATCGCCTGCTCAATCTCACGGCAGAGCTCGAAGCGTGGACCGACGTCACCCAGCCCGCTTGGGACCTCTCGGTCCGAGCGGATAGCCCTGCCATCATTAGCAGCTGCTGTTGGGACTTTATGGCCAGACGCTACGGCCTTGACATCGACTCGTTACTCGAGATGGATCGGGAAGCGGCCAATGCCGAATTCGGCAAGCCGCTTCGTCATCCTGGATGGCTGATCACCATCCAGAAGGACGCGCTGTAAACAAGCGCGTCTTCGGGGCAACCCGTTCCAGCTTTCCCAATCTCCCTTTAAGGTTTCAACACCTTGGTATCAGCCATGTCTGCTCCCAAGCCTAAGGGCCGAAAGGCCAAAGCCGCTTCAGCCACCGCTTCTGCCCGGTCGGTCGGTTCCGCAAGGGCCGGCCCTGCCGCTGCAGTTGATCGCAGCCTGTTCGATCGTTTCGAAAGTTACGTCGGCACGCTCTACGACCCCGAGTCGTACAACGGTGAGCTTTCGCCCTCCTCGTACCCCCACCAGGGGGCGTCCCGTCTCAAGTACTTCGACGATTCCTACGTCTCCAGCGTAGCGAATGAAATCGTTGTCTTCAAGATGTACCCCCGGCTCTGGGATACCCTCGAGTCATCCGTGGGAGGAACTACGCCAGCACCGTCCACCAACAATACGGCAACCGTCGTCTTCGAGTCTACAATCGCGGCCAACACCACCACTGGAGGTGTCGGCCGCACCGAGCTCGTTTTCGGCGGCCCCGAAGGTTCTCAGGACTTTGCGCTAACCACATCCATCGATAACGTTACGGGTTTCTCCGTAAACGCATTCGCCTGCGCGACGCCCGCGGGTGTCGCCATGCCTTTTCTCCTTGTGAATAACGGTGCTTCTGCAGCACAAATCCGGCCGTATTACTACGACCCGGTAACGTTGACCTGGGGAGGCATGGGCGGGGGCTTCTACCCCCTCGCCGCCGGTTCTTCGTACTCCCTTGCGAGCACGTTCCCTAATGGGGCGAGCAAGTTCGCTGTGTTGTACAGGAATGGATCAACTGAGGTCAGATCCGTCAAGCTGTCGGTCTGCTTCAACATGCGCAATCCCTCTGCGGCTCCACTCACGCTCACCTACCCGTCGGGAGGTACTTCGAAGTTCCAGGCCGTCCTCTCTGATCCGCAAGCGATTCAGGAGGACATCGTCAGGGCAATGAGTATCAAACTGACTTGCATGGGTGACCTGACTACGACCGCAGGCAGAGTTGCCTGCGCACTGGTTCCACGCCACTGGACACCCGACCCGACCAACGTCATCGGTTCCATCGCGGCGCTGCCCACTGGTGCGTACGACGGCAAACTCGTCGATGGAGGCTTCATCACTTGGCAGCCCCGGGAGCAGCAGGACTTTACGTTCTCCCCTCCTGAGGTTGACGATGACAGCCACTACATCATCATGGCGGCTCAGCTGGCTCACCCGGACACACCAATCCGAGTGAAGTCAACCTACGTGTACGAGGTCTTCTCGCTCGACCCTTCGTTGGGCTCGATGGCTTGGTGCCCCTCCGGGTTTGGACTCATGGAAGTCCTAGCGACGGTCTATGCCGCCGTTCCCGTGGGCTCCTCCAACGACGGGCATAAGGCAAAGAAGAAGGGTGCACTCGTCGCTATGCGACGCTTGGCATCAAAAGGCATCAAGTGGATCATGGAAAATCCAGCCGAGGCCGCCGCCATGGCCGCGAAAGCGGCTGCGATGGTGGCCCTGGTCTGATTGTATAGGCGGCTAGTACTCTGAATGGGGGAAGGTAGCCGCAGGAGAAAATATGGAAGCTTCAACGTCGGGGGATGACCGCCCCCGCCCTGGTGAGGTCAGAGCCGGCCCGGTATAAGTAGGCTCTTGCGCGTGTACAGGTG